TGAGCTGACCCATCGTGAGCCGCAGTGCATACATAAATATATGATGCATCCCAAGATATTAATCCAGCCTTATCGCCAGCTACACCCACACTAGATGCAGGGATTGCATTCTTTAATATAATTTCACGAAAAGCGCCTGATCTACTTATAATTGGGTACAGATTTACCCTGTCCCACATCATTGTGCCATTTTCGGATGCACTTTCTTCGCCGTTCTGTTGAACCAATGTAGACCGAGTTTGTGATAAATGCTGAACAAGCCTTCGACCCCACGTCCGCCAATCGTTGCCGATAACGTCTGGGGCTTTTTGTTGTTGTTCGCTCATCTCGCCCCACCAGCCGTAACATTAAGTCTATTTATACCGACACGCCAATCACCTAATGAATTTGCGTCTATTCTTAATTTAACTTGCCTGCCCGTAAATCGCAGAGATGTTGGGTTGGACATTGAGAATGCGCCATAGGAGCGTTCAGTTCCATTTGGATAGAACCTTGTCTTAAATGTAACTGTCACGTCACCCTGCGTCTTTTCATCTGGGATCATTTCTGTAACTGACATTACACTTTCGCCAGTACCTAGCGAAATTGATCCGCTTTCGGCAAATGGTGTAAGTGAGCCATAATCAAATCCGATTTCATGCTCGTATAACTTGTTGTTTTCTGCGCTTGCCCATATTGGTTGTCGGTATGTACCCATATCATAACCAGCAGTTCTGCCTAATTCACCAATATACCAAGTATTCTCAACGTAATTATAAACGCAATATCTGTCATTTTCTATAGATGACCCAGATGGGTAGAACCAGAATATCTCGCCATATGTGCTGTTTGTTACTGCAAAAGTTTTTGATATTTGCGCTCGGTTTATATCTGAAAAGACATAATCTGATATTTCGCTTTCAATTTGTTGCACTGCGCCGCCTGCATATGCATAGAATGAGTGATTGCCCATCCAGAACGCGCCCTGATCAACTGATGCTATGGCTTTGTTCGCAATTAATCCGCAACTAGCCCCAACACGCTCAATACCATAAACATATGGCGCTCCAATGTAAGTTGCGGCGTGTGCATCCATACTTGTTAATATTAGAGTTTGGCCTTGCACTCTTATGCCAGCCATAATTCTTCCACTTGTGTTAAGCTCTAAATCACCAGCTTCATTTGTTGCGGCTGGCGTCCATGTGGAGCTATCTTCTCTGTCACACCATTGCACCTTACGTTGATTTCCGCCTGCGCCTAATGCAAACAAAAATCTTTCTTCAGTTACAACGATGCTTTCATTACTTGTTGGAGCATTTGACAATACTGCGGCTGGTGTAGAGTTATTTATTTGCCACTCGTAAATTTTTCCATCGTCCTCATTGCACGCAACAAGGTATTCACCCCAAGTATCTAGCGACCAAGTTGTTGCAGGCTGTATTCTCGCTGTGTCTGGGCGAGCTACGCCGTAGGCATACTGCCCAAAATAACTACCCCCATATCCTGTAAATGCCTCGGCGTCTTCACGTCCATTAGCTATACCAGTTGGTGTTATGTCGTGACGCACGCCCTGGGATGTCCAACTATAAAGTTTGTTATATGTGCCACCGACAATATAGCGGTCTTGATCGTTAGCAATCCAAGTAATCATGCCACGAATTTTAGCATTAGCCGCCGTGTCTGATCGGGTACGCCAGCCACCCATCGGGCGCATTGTGCCATCAACCCAACGAATTAAGTTGGCGTCACGCCAGCGCCCAGATGCTTGTAATTCAGTACCATTTCGGTAAATGCCAGCAGGGATGTCTAATGGTATTAGTGGCATATTTACCTCATTGGTCTAAGTTAATGTGACTATAACATATTTTTATGGTTATTAACAATATAGCCTTTAAGTTGGTTTAGTAGGCCATGTCACATCAGGATAGTCTTCTTGATCTGTAATGTCCAAAAGAGCTTGGCGATAATTTTTCCATGCAGTCTTCTCTTCATCAGATTTTGCTTCCCATTCAATAAATCTGCTAGGCACTGGGTCAACTTCAGTTTCTAAAAGTTGATCTCTTATTAGCCTAATGGCGCTTTTAATGGTTTCTTCTGTCATTTTGTTTCCTTATTTATATTAAAGATTAACTTTCTGGGATAAAGAAGAAAGTCATTGTAGCATCTCCCCATTGAACTTGGCCTTCGTTTTGGGTTTCGTGTTCACCAGCTGTAAAACGAAGAGTTGAACCTGCCGCAAGATACGCACCATCCCAGTTTTTCATTAATGTATCTGTAGTTCCAGTAACACTACTAGCTCCAACGCCTCCATTATAGAATGTGGAAAAACTGTTACCCGTAGATACTCCATTAACCCAAAACTTTGCAGACTGACCCCAATACCCATTTAGCGCACCGCCTGATTGTGCGCTTTGATTTCTCCAATTAATTTCTGAACTTATTGGAACTACATACCCAGCACTTGCCAAAGTATAATTGATGAGGAAATTACCAGCATTATAGTTTTCTGTAGCCCCATTGTCTTGAAGGTATCCTAAGTATGCACCGCCGTTGTTAACACTAATTCTTTGACCACCGCCGCTAGCGTCTGCCCATACCGCAGTCCCAGCAGATGCATATTTAAGTATTTGATCTGTAGACCCACCAGAAGGGATATGGTTATTACCATTGCCTGTTGGGTGTGAATAATTATTAGCATTAGTTGCGCCAGTGTAACCTAAGTTTGCTAATGTAAGTGTCCTTGTGGAGACTGATCCATTTGCGTCTGTTACATGCCCATTACTGTCGCTTGATAAATTTATATCAATATCTGATACTACAGTAGCACCTGATAAAGCCCCTGTATCCACAGAAAAATCATCACCATTAAATGTCGGGTGTGTATATTGAGCCGCCCCAGAAATTGTGCCATTTGATGCAATTGTTATGTTTGATCCAGCGGTAAGTGACGATACGACGTTAACTGTATCTGTAACATCTGCATTCGCCTCAATGCCATCTAATTTAGCATGATCTGCTGTAGTAAAGTTTTCATCTGATATTTGTGAGTTATTTGCCAATTCTACCCATGCGCCTGCATGTGCAAAATAGCCTTTACCTGTAGCGTGAACGTGAGCAAACATGCCGTGATTATCTGATGCAGATGGTAAATCACTTAGTGCTGAATATACGTTTGAAAATAGAACCTTATTACCATTTCCATCAATATCGCCTGTCATCGTTCCACCAGCTTTTGGCAAAGCCGCATTTGCAGTAGTGTTTAAAGTTTGTATATCTACGCCATCTACTGTGCCGCCAACTGTAATATTTCCAGTTGCGCTTATTGTGGTAGCCGCCACTGTAGACGCAGAGTTTGCACCAATTGGCGTCCCATCAATCGATCCAGAATTAATATCAATACCAGTAATAGGCGTCGTACCATCTAACAGATTATCGACGTTATCTAAGTTGGTATTTATTTTTGTACCCCAAGTATCCTCGGACGCACCGACTTCTGGCTTTACCAGACTATAAGTGGTTGTTGTAGTATCTGCCATGATTTACTCCTATTGGTTTAAGCCTTGTGGCCTAATATTATTCGTCAATGTAAGAGAATACGCAAAAGGCGCTAAACGAATAATGCCACAAAAATCATTTAATTGCAACATCATGCGGCTGTCCATATCTCTGTTACTTTTGGTATTGTCTGCCATGTTTCGTTTGCGGCTGGTAAATCTTCCCATTTCTCAATTGCATTCGCCGTAAATGCGCTTGCTGGTAATATTGTTGAGCTTAGTAAATTTATTTTTTCACCACTAATTGAAACAGAGGTTATATTGTTGATTGTCGTCGCTCTGGAAAATGTGCCAAATCCAACGGCATTAAATGTTAAAGCTGAAGAAATTTGTGAATTAAGTAAATTTATTTTTTCTGCTGAAGCTGTAGTTGATGCTGTAGTTTGAGTTGAAGATAAGCCTCTATGTATTCTTTCACCAATAACTGATGATGTAGATACAAGTGGTATTGTTCCAATCCCACTATAAACAAGCAAAGCACTTGCCGCACTAGATAGTGTCGGATTAGAGGTTGCAGATACTTCTCTATCTCTTTCGCCAGTAATTGATACTGATGATGTCGGCAGAATATCAGACGATGCAACTCTAACCCTAGTAGCATTTGATGCTGTTGTAGATACAGTAGAAACAAGAATAGCCGACGCCTGTACTCTATTTATTCCAACGCCTGTAACTGAAACTGTGCTAGATGTTGCACTAGCATTAAAAATTACACTTGTCTGGGTATTTATACTTGCAGAACATGAAGATGTTGCAGAAGCATTTTTTTGGATATAGCCCACGCTAAATTTTTTGTTTCCGTAAGTACCAGAACCAAATGTGCTAGAGAACAAGACATTTGTTGAATCATCAAGACCCCAAATATCTTGCCCATATAGGCTATATCCATACCCATTTCGGTATAATGTCATTTAATTTACTCTAGCGTAATATCTAAGTCACCAGCAGGGATGCGGAACACATCGCCAGTAGCTATCGCCTTAGAAGTTGCAAGCGCCGCATATGCAATTAAGTTGCCGCCTGTCGCCGCGTCAAATACTCCGACGTGACTTACAGTTCCATACGGCGCAGTTGCCGTAGCATATTCAAGTGCCGCAGTATTTGACGCTGTATCACCTGACACAGAAAATGTTACAGCCTGACGTGCATAACCACCGCCCGTTACTTCAGTACCACCGCCAGTATCACTTGGTGCAGCTGTATATAATGCAACACGCCATGTTGTCGGTCTTGTTACAGATGATGTAGTAAACACATAGTTTAATACTCTTGTTTCGAAGTCGTTTGAAAAACTCATTTTAATATGCCCTTATTTTCATGCGACGACCAGAGCCGCCATATTTAGTTTGATCGCTGACTGCATTAATTGCGTCAACGGCGCTTTGATACAAAGCCGCCCAAGTAGTAATTCGAGCGTCTTCTTTTAAATATGGGGCTGAGTGTACCAAAGCTCCATACAAATAAGCATCTGGGTATTCGTCCAGAAGCCAATTAGTTGTATTACTGTCAGATAATGCAGGAATTTTCTGGTAATAATATAATTCTGCATCGTAAACGCCATCTGGCGCTGGGTGAACCTGTAATTCACCCGCAGTTAAAGCGTAATATCTTGGTTTTCCTGATGTATTTAGACTTTGAGCTTGTCGTGATAGTAGCTGCGATTGAGAAATCAAC